CACATCCCCGGTCTTGGTTTTGACGGTCTTGTAGGTTATTCGCCTATAGCTATGGCGAAAAATGCAATCGGTATGGCAATTGCCTGCGAGGAATTTGGGGCCAAGTTCTTTGCTAATGGTGCTGCACCGAGTGGTGTACTTGAACACCCCGGAACAATAAAAGACCCCTCAAAAGTCCGTGATGCTTGGCAGAGCCAATTTGGTGGTTCGTCAAACTCCGGCAAGGTTGCTGTTTTAGAGGAAGGAATGAAATATACAACTATTTCAATTTCCCCGGAACAAGCACAATTCTTGGAAACAAGAAAGTTTCAAATCAATGAAATAGCTCGTATTTTCAGAGTGCCACCGCATATGGTTGGTGACCTTGAGAAGTCGAGCTTTTCTAATATAGAGCAACAGTCTCTTGAGTTCGTAAAATACACCCTTGACCCGTGGGTGCTTCGTTGGGAACAATCAATGGCTCGTGCCTTGTTTACCATCGATGAGAAAAAGGAGTATTTTATCAAATTCAATCTTGAAGGTCTGCTCCGTGGTGATTATCAGAGCAGAATGAATGGTTACTCCATCGCAAGACAGAACGGTTGGATGAGTGCAAACGATATCCGTGAGCTTGAAAATCTCGACCGCATCCCTGTTGAACTTGGTGGTGACCTTTACTTAATTAACGGCAATATGCTTCCGCTTGGTAATGCCGGAGCTTTTGCAAATATAAATACCGATAAGGAGGTAAGCGAAGAAAATGAAGAAGTTCTGGAACTGGACGAACAACGAGGAGACCCAAGCAAGGATTCTTCACCTCAACGGAACAATCGCCGAAGAGAGCTGGTTTGATGATGATGTCACACCACAGCTTTTTAAAGATGAATTGTTCTCCGGGGACGGTGATGTAACTGTTTGGATTAACTCTCCCGGTGGTGACTGTGTAGCTGCCGCACAGATTTACAATATGCTGAAGGATTACAACGGCAATGTAACCATCAAAATTGATGGCATCGCTGCATCGGCAGCATCTGTTATTGCTATGGCAGGCAATACAGTTTTAATGTCGCCCGTCTCAATGCTTATGATTCATAACCCTATGACAGTTGCAATGGGCAATGCCGGGGATATGCAGAAAGCAATCGAGATGCTTGATGAGGTCAAGGAATCCATCATCAATGCTTATCATCTCAAGACAGGAATGTCGAGAGCAAAGATATCACACCTTATGGATTCCGAAACATGGATGAATGCTTACAAAGCTGTGGAGCTTGGTTTTGCGGATGACATTCTTTTCAGAAACAACGATGAGGATGACGAGGACGAAGAAGAAATCGAACTCGGAACTGAAGAAGCAACACCTGAACAGACCGAGGATACTCCTCCGGCTGAAACTCCCGAAGAAGAAACCGATGATGAGGAGGAAAAGAAAAAGTCTACTCCTCCGGCACCTTCGGAAAACACAGTTAGTGCAATGATGTTCTCAAGAAGAGCATCGGACAATGCATTGATGACAAAACTTTCACAGCATTATAACTCACCCAAAACAACCAACACCGCTAATCCCCAAAGCGGTCGCTCTGTAAGTGAACTTATGGAACGATTAAATCTTATGAAGAGATAATTTAAGGAGGATTTTAATTATGAATATTATTGAAATGCGTAACAAAAGAGCAAAGGCATTTGAAGCAGCTAAAGCATTCTTGGAAGCACACGCTACTGACGGAATCCTTTCTGCTGAAGATAGTGCTACATACGATGACATGGAAAAGAGCATCAAAAAGTACGATGAAGCAATCGGCAGAATGGAAAGACTCGAAGCTATGGATGCCCAGCTTTCAAAGCCTGTATCCACACCTATTACCGAAAAGCCTGTAACTGCAAAGGAAGATAAAAAGACAGGTCGTGCTTCCGACAGTTATAAGGATGCGTTTTGGAATCAGGCAAGAGCTAAAAACGGCTCTGTTTCCTATGAAGTAAGAAACGCACTTCAGGAAGGTGTCGATTCTGAAGGTGGTTACCTTGTGCCGGACGAGTTTGAAAAAACTCTTGTGCAGTCTCTTGAAAACGAGACTATTGTTCGTAAGCACGCAACCGTTATCACCACGAACAGCGGTAGTCACAAGATTCCGATTGTAACTGAAAAAGGCACCGCTTCTTGGGTTGAAGAAGAAGGTATTATTCCCGATGGTGATGATACATTCGGTCAGCAGCAGATTGATGCACACAAGGTTGGTACAATTATTAAGGTTTCGGAAGAACTTCTTAACGATTCTGCTTTCGACCTTGAGTCATATTTCTCTGCAGAGTTCACAAGAAGAATCGGTGACAAGGAAGAAGAATCCTTCTTCACAGGTAACGGTGTTAAGAAGCCTCTCGGTGTACTTGCCGATGATGGCGGTGCAGAAATCGGTATTACAACCGCATCCGCTACAGCTATTACCGCCGATGATATTGTAGACCTTTTCTATAGCCTTAAAGCGCCTTATCGTAAGAATGCAGTTTGGGTTCTTAACGATGCTACGGTTGCGGCTATCAGAAAGCTCAAGGACGAAAACGGACAGTATTTGTGGCAGCCTGCACTTCATGCCGGAGATTATGAAACCATTCTCGGTAAGAAAGTATACACTTCACCTTTCATGCCTGAACTCAAAGCTGGACAGAAGCCCGTTATTTTCGGTGACTTCACTTACTATTGGATTGGTGACCGTGAAGGTATTACTTTCAAGAGACTCAATGAAAGATTTGCTGACAGCGGTCAGGTAGGATTCCTTGCTACAAAGAGACTTGATGGTAAACTCATCCTTCCCGAAGCAATGAAGGTTCTCAAAATGAAGAATGCGTGAGGTGATGCCTTATGAAGATAAAAATTCTTAAGGGATGCAGCGGACTTAAGTTCTCATACAAAAAAGGCGATGTTGTCGATGTAACCAACGAGGTCGGAAAAGACCTCGTTGAAGGCAACCTTGCGGAAGAGATTAAGATAACTGCATCAAAGCCGAAGGCAGGTGCAAAAGCCAATGCTGACGATTGATGAAGTAAAGGAATTTTTAAGACTTGATACAGATGCGGAGGACGGATATATTTCCGTCCTTCTGCTTCTTGCAAAGGAATTATGCGAGAACTATCTTCGGAAGGAGCTCCCGACCGAGCAGATTGAAAGTATAAGACTTGCACAGCTCTTGGTAATTTCTCACTACTTTGAACACAGAGATGGCACACCTCTCCCAAAAGCGGTGTACCGTCTTTTGGATGATTATAGAAACGAGGTGTTCTGATGAACTTTTCAAAATTAAGGCACAGAATTATATTCCTTCATCCTACAGATATGAAAACAAATTCTATGGGTGAAACTGTACCGAGATACAAACCATTCAAGCCTTTTCTTCCTTTGCCTCTTCAGGTAGATGCAGATAAGGTTTATTTGACTTATGACAATGACGGCAATGCCATATTAGAATACAATAACGGCAAACCTTATGCTCATAAGTTGGCACTTAAAAACTTCTCTGTTGCAGGACTTGTTGTTCCCATGAGTGGCAGAGAGTACGAAGAAAGCCAAAAACTCCGTACCGAAACCACATACAAAATATCAACCCGTTTCTTTCCGAGGATTACACAGGATATGCATATTTTGTATGACAACAGGGAGTTTGAAATCGTATCAATTCTCGACCTTAATGGTAGACATGAGGAGCTTCAAATAGTGGCTACCGAAAAGGATAAAACAACAGCACAGAATTTTGATACCGAGGAATACGATGGCTAAAGATGATGGTACTTTCGGTTTTGAAGATTTGCAGAAAGCCTTTAATCGTATAGAGCAAAAATACCCAAACAAAACCGATGCAATGCTTATGGCAATGACTCGTGTTGCAGCCAACCGAACCAAAAGCAAAACTCCTATAGGTAAAACCAAAAAGCTCAAATCCACATGGAGAGCTAAAAAGCCGAAAGTTTATGGCAAAGCACGAGTCGCCCGTATGCAATCCGCACACAGATATGCCCATCTTGTTGAAGATGGACATGAGGTTGTAACGGGTGGCAAAGGCAGTAAAAACGGACGAAAACTGAATGTCTTGCAAAGAGCTGTTCGAGGTGTTAAGTCCGGCGGTCGAGTTGAAGGTAAACATATGATTTCTTCTGCTTTATCTGACATCGAAAATACATTCGATAAGTCGGCAGAGAAGCTCCTTGCCGACCTCGTGAAAGAGGTTGAATTATGATTGACTTAAAAGATATACAAACAGCGGTTGCAAAGCTCCTAAAGAAAAATGATTACTCTGTCATTGCTTCGGAGGTCAAAGAAGGTTTTTCAAAGCCTGCTTGTTTTATTGAGGTTATGCCCGTCAATGTAGAAGTACAGAATCAGTTTTCTGAACTTGTAACGGACAGCGTAGAAATCGCATACTTCCCGGCAATCGAAACCAAAGAGGAACTTATAAAAACCGCTGAAGATTTCAAGAAGATATTTCTTACCACTCCTCTCAAAGTTGATGACAGATATTTGTCAATCAATGAAATAACATTCGATGCTGACAAATCAACTCTGCTTGCATACTTTGAGCTTGAGTTCCTACAGGAAACAAATAGGAAAACAACAAAAACTCCTAAAATGAAATCATTAAATGAAAGTGTGGTGACAGGTAGTCATGGGACTTCCTAAAATTTTAATTGAATTTAAGACCCTCGCAGAAACTATCATTTCAAGAAGTGAACGAGGCATTGTTGCTGTCATCTTAAAGGACAACAGCAACACTACAGAAACATATACCTACACAAAAGAGAGCGAGATTATAAAAAGCCATTTTACGGCAACGAATCTCGCTTTTTTACAGCTCATTTTTATGGGCAGTCCTTCAAAGGTTATCGTTGAGAGAGTAAGAACCGATGATGATGTCAATGTAGCTCTTGAAAGATTGGTAAACAAGCAATGGTATTACTTAACGGTTCCGCAAATCACAGATGATGAAATTGATTCTGTTGTCGGTTTCATTACCGAAATGCGTAATCAGAACCATAAGACATTCAAAGCCATTCTTCCGCATTGTTCTGCCGGATTTGAAGGCATTATTAATTTTGAAACCGACAACATCAAGGTTGGTTCAAAAACATATACAACCGCTGAATTTGCACCGAGAATAGCAGGTATCCTTGCAGGACTTCCTCTTAACAGAAGTGCCACATACTATGCACTTCCCGAAGTTGAGAGTATTACCGAAAGCATTACTCCCGATGCAGACATCGACAACGGAAAACTTATCCTCATTAATGATGGTACAAAAATCAAGATTGCAAGAGGTGTTAACTCTCTTACGGAGTTTACAGAAAATAAGAGTTCCGACTTTGCAAAGATTAAGATTGTCGAAGCTGTG